CGTCCAATGACATTGATATTTTTAACAGTCTCTTTAGTTATTTTTATTTTATTAGACGGGTTTGATATTAGCTTTTCTATAGATGGAGGATGGGTTGATTTATTAAAATCACTTCTAATAACGGTTTACGTAGCTTACTTTGGTTCACGTGGAGCGGAAAAATTCAAAAGTATAAGTAATAATAATAATAAGTAAAACAAATAATAACAATTAAAATTTAATCAAATGAGTGAAGATCAAAAAATTACAAAAAAAGAATTAGAAGCAGTCAAAGAACAACAAAAGAAAATTCAAACAGTTGTTTATGACTTAGGAAGTTTAGAAGCTAGGAAATTTGAAATTTCAGAAGCGCTAAAAGAATTTACAGAAGCTTTAAATAAAACTAAAAAAGAACTAGAAGAAAAGTACGGACAAGTTAATATTAATTTAGAAGACGGATCTTACGAGGAAATAGTAGAAGAAGTATCCACTGACGAAGCTAAGTAGAAATGGATTCTATTATAAGAAAGATAAGTATAGGCTCGGACTATAAAAACGAAGCAATGCATTATGCTGTTGGTCAACCTGTTTATGGTGGACATACTATTAATAGCATTACTTTAGATGAATCTGATAATTCTTATAATATTTACATCAAAAAAGAAAACGAAGTTATGCCATGGAAGAAGTTTAATTCTAACATGGCTATCTCCGTTGAATATGATTTAGAATATTAATGAACAGTATATATGACTTTATTATAACTCCTAAAAACAAGAGATATAATAATGAAAAAAAAATAGGTGATAAAACTCTTATCACTAATACTAGCATAGAAGATCATAAACTTGTTAGCAAAGAAGCAATTATAGTTTCAGTGCCATTAGCATTTAAAACTGTTTTAAAAGTTGGAGATGAAATAATGGTGCACCATAACATCTTTAGAAGATGGTACGACGTGCGTGGGGTGTCTAGAAATAGTGGACAATTTTTTAAAGAAGATCTATATTTCTGTAAGCCAGACCAGTTGTATTTATACAAAAAAGAAAACAAATGGTTATCTATAGGTGATAGATGTTTCATTAAACCAATAAAAGATGATGATTATCTAACGTCTGATATTGAACAAAAGCATATTGGTATATTAAAAATAGGTAATAGTTCATTAGAAGCGCTAGGAATTAATCCAGGGGATCTTGTAGGCTTTAAAGCCGGTAGAGAATGGGAGTTTATTGTAGACGGTCAACGTCTTTATTGTATGAAATCAAATGATATTATTTTAAAATATGAACACAAAGGAAACGAAGTTGAATATAATCCAAGCTGGGCACATAGCAGTTGAAGAACTGATTAAGGTTGCTAAAGAAGCTATTATAGATACAGCGGATGATATATCAGCTGATAGATTAAAAAATGCCGCAGCTACAAAAAAACTAGCTATATTCGATGCTTTTGAGATTCTTAATAGAATTGAAGAAGAGAAAAACATATTAGAGGAAAAACCTAAAGAAGTTAAAAAAGAAACTGTATTTCGTGGTTTTGCTGAAGGAAGATCTAAGTAATGTACAAGCAAACTTTATACAAGGTATTACCTGATTATATAAAACCTAAAATTCTTAAACGAATGAATAGGTATAGCAAATGGGAATATGGATACAACGAGGACCATGATATGGTTATTATATCTAGAACAGGAAAAATTGGAGAGGTTTATGAAATACAAAACCTTAAAATAGCTTTACCTGAAACTGACAATGCCCATGCTTTTGAAAATAACAGATGGAACCGATTTGAGTATCCTAAAGAATTAAAAAGAATTAAAACAGTATTTGACTGGAGAGAATATCAAGATGACTTTAAAGAAAAATATTACGACTATATTGACAAAGAGTTTAAAAGACGAGAAGAAGGTTTTTGGTATATTAATAAAAATAAACCTATTTATATTACTGGTAGTCATTATATGTACTTACAATGGTCTAAGATTGATGTAGGTCAACCAGATTTTAGAGAATCAAATAGATTGTTCTTTATATTTTGGGAAGCTTGCCGAGCTGATAGTAGATGTTATGGTATGTCTTATCTTAAAAACAGACGTTCAGGTTTTTCATTTATGGCATCTGGAGTTACGGTTGACATGGCTACAATATCAACTGATGCACGTTTTGGGGTTTTATCTAAATCTGGTGCAGATGCTAAGAAAATGTTTACAGACAAAATAGTACCAATATCAGTTAACTATCCTTTCTTTTTCAAACCAATACAAGACGGTATGGATCGTCCTAAGACTGAACTAGCTTACCGTGTGCCAGCTTCTAAATTTACAAGAAGAAGTATTGTATCAACTGAAAAAGCTGAAGATCTTGCTGGGTTAGATACAACTATAGATTGGAAAAACACTGGAGACAATGCTTATGATGGGGAGAAACTAAAACTTTTAGTTCATGATGAATCAGGTAAATGGGAAAGACCTAACAATATATTAAATAACTGGAGAGTTACAAAGACCACTCTTAGATTAGGATCAAGAATTATTGGTAAATGCCTTATGGGTAGTACCTCAAATGCTCTAGATAAAGGTGGCAGAAACTTTAAAAAACTATACGATGACTCAGACGTCAATAAAAGAAACGCAAATGGACAAACTCGTTCAGGACTCTATTCTTTGTTCATTCCTATGGAATGGAATTACGAGGGATACATTGATTCTTATGGCTACCCTGTCTTCGAAACCCCACAAAAACCTGTGTTTGGACCTCATGGAACACCAATCAAAATCGGGGTTGTTGAATACTGGGACAATGAGGTAGAAGGTCTTAAGGATGACTCAGATGGATTAAATGAATTTTACAGACAGTTTCCACGTACAACTAAACACGCGTTTAGAGACGAATCTAAACAGTCTTTATTTAATTTAACGAAAATATACCAACAAATAGACTACAATGAAGACTTACAAAGAAATGGGATAATTACAAGAGGTAATTTTCAGTGGGAAAACGGCGTAAGAGATACTAGAGTTATATTTATGCCAAATAATATGGGTAGATTTTATATATCTTGGGTACCAGACAGGGGTTTACAAAATAGAGTTATAGATAAAAATGGTATTAAATATCCAGGCAACGAACATATGGGTGCTTTTGGCTGTGATAGTTACGATATATCAGGTACGGTTGATGGTAAAGGTTCTAATGGATCATTACACGGGTTAACTAAGTTTAGCATGGAAGATATACCACCTGATCATTTTTTCTTAGAATATATCGCTCGTCCACAAACTGCTGAGATCTTTTTTGAAGACGTGTTAATGGCTTGTGTGTTTTACAGTATGCCAATTTTATGTGAAAACAACAAACCAAGACTTCTTTATCACTTTAGAAGAAGAGGTTATAGAGGTTTTAGCATGAATAGACCGGATAAGACTTATAATAAGTTATCTGTAACAGAAAGAGAAATAGGTGGAATACCTAATTCAAGCGAAGATATAAAGCAAGCTCACGCTGCAGCTATTGAAACTTATATTGAAAGTAGAGTTGGATTTGACGGTGAAGACTATGGTGATATGTATTTTCAAAGAACACTAGAAGATTGGGCAACGTTTGATATAAATAATAGAACAAAACATGATGCATCTATTAGCTCAGGACTTGCTATAATGGCTTGTAATAAAAATAGATATGCTCCTGTAAATAAAATAACAAGAAAGATAGTAAACCTTGGTATTAAAAAATACAACAATGAAGGAACTTTATCAAAAATAATCAAGTAAATGAATATAAACATTAATCCAAACAGTGCTTTCCCTAGTCAAGTTGTACCAAATGCTGAAAAGAGTTCATATGAATACGGAAAGCAAGTAGCCCAAGCTATAGAAAGCGAATGGTGGAGACAAGGTGGTAATGGTACTAGATTTGCTACTTCTTACAATAGGTTTCACACATTAAGATTATACGCTAGAGGAGAACAACCAGTTCAAAAATATAAAGATGAACTAGCTATAAATGGTGACGTTTCTTATCTTAATTTAGACTGGAAACCAGTTCCAGTAATATCTAAGTTTGTAGATATAGTGGTAAATGGTTTGTCACAAAAAGGTTATGAATTAAAAGCGTTTGCTCAAGATCCCGTATCTTTAAAAAAAAGAACTGATTACGCAGAAAAAATATACGAAGACATGTTGGCTAAACCCTACAAAGAAAACGTATTAAAAAATATAGGTATAGATCTTTTCAATAGCTCTATAAAAGATTTACCTGAAACTGAAGATGAACTAGATTTGCATATGCAACTTAGCTATAAGCAGTCTATTGAAATAGCAGAAGAAGAAGTAATAAACAATACTTTATCTAAAAACAAATTTGATTTAACAAAAAGAAGGTTTAATTATGATTTAGTAACTTTAGGTATAGGTGTTGTTAAAACTAATTGGAATAGAGCTAATGGAGTAACTGTTAACTACGTTGATCCAGCTAGAGTTATTTATTCTTACACAGAAGATCCTAATTTTGAAGATATATACTACGTAGGTGAGGTTAAGTCTTTAGTTATTGGTGAAATTGCAAAAGAGTTTCCACAGTTAGATGAAGAGCAATTAAGTAAAATATCTAAACAAGTTGGTAATAGAGACCAATTATATGGATGGAGCACTTATGATCCAGATACTATACAGGTTTTGTATTTTGAATATAAAACATATCATACCCAAGTTTTTAAAATAAAACAAACTGATCAAGGATTAGAAAAAGCTTTAGAAAAACCTGATAGCTTTGACCCACCACCAAACGATGGTTTTGAAAGAGTAGCAAGAACTATAGAGGTATTGTACAAAGGTGTAAAAGTAATAGGTAACAACGAACTTATAGCTTGGAGTCTTGCGGAAAACATGACTAGACCTTTTGCAGATACTACAAAAGTAGAAATGAGCTATGCAATGGTAGCTCCTAGAGTTTATCAAGGCCGTATAGATTCTTTAGTTAACAAAATAACTGGTTTTGCTGACATGATTCAGTTGACTCATTTAAAATTACAACAAGTAATGTCTAGAATAGTACCAGACGGTGTATTCTTAGACATGGATGGTTTAGCAGAAGTTGATTTAGGTAACGGTACAAATTACAATCCAGCAGAAGCACTTAACATGTACTTTCAAACTGGTTCTATAGTTGGTAGATCATTAACGCAAGAAGGAGAAATAAACAGAGGTAAAATACCAGTTCAAGAGTTGACAAGCTCTAGTGGTCAAGCTAAAATCCAAAGTTTAATACAAACTTATCAGTATTACTTACAAATGATAAGAGACGTAACAGGGCTTAACGAAGCTAGAGACGCTAGCACTCCAGACAAAGACGCTTTAGTTGGTTTACAAAAAATGGCAGCTAACGCATCTAACGTTGCAACAAGACACATATTACAGTCAAGTTTATATTTAACTTTAAAAACTTGTGAAAATATTTCGTTAAAAATAGCTGACTCAATAAACTTTCCTTTAACTTTAAACTCTTTAAGAAATAGTATATCTACCTACAATGCATCCACGCTAGCCGAGATTCAAAATCTTAACATGCATGATTTTGGTATTTTTTTACAGCTAGAACCTGAAGAAGAAGAACAAGCTGAATTAGAGCAAAATATACAAATAGCTTTAAAGACTGGCGGTATTGATTTAGAAGATGCTATAGACATACGCCAAATAAAAAATATTAAATTAGCTAATGACGTTTTAAAGCAAAAACGCAAAAGAAAACAAAAACAAGAGCAAGCTAATCAAAAACAAATGATAGAGACTCAAGCTAACGCTAACGCTGAAGCGTCTGAAAGAGCGGCTATGGCGGAAGTACAAAAAAATCAAGCTTTAACAGAATCAGATGTTAATCTTGAGACTGCTAAGTCTCAGTTAGAAATACAAAGAATGCAGCAAGCATCTCAAATTAAACAATTAGAGATGGAAATTCAATTTGGCTACGACTTACAACTAGCGCAAGCTCAATTAGGTGCTGCAACACAAAAAGAAAAAGAAATAGAGGATCGTAAGGACAAAAGAACAAAAATTCAAGCTACGCAACAAAGTCAAATGATAGATCAAAGAAAAAATGATTTATTACCAACTGATTTTGAATCACAAGCAGATGCTGGTGTTGTTGATTTTGGTCTTAACGCCCCTATGTAATAATTAATAATCATATAATATTTTATCATGTCAGAATTAAAAGCAGAAACACAAGAAGGTGGTAGCATGAAAATGTCTAAACCAAAATTTGAAAAATTTAAAAGTAAAGAATCTAACGAACCTATAAAGGTAGACTTATCTAAACCTGTTGAAAAAACAGAACCAGATATTATAAAAGTAGATTTAACTAAAAAACCAGAAACAGATGCCATTCCAATCGGAGAAACAAAGAAGGTGGATGTGGGCGAACAAGCCGGAGATGGCGAAATCGTGGACATTGGAGGAGAACAGTCCGCTGAAGAGTCCAGCACGCCTATTGAAGAAATTACAGAACTGGGAGAAAAACAAATATCCACGCCAGAAGTAAAAATAGAACCTGAAGTAAACCTACCAAAAAATATTGAAAAGTTAATAACTTTCATGAAAGAAACTGGTGGCACTATAGATGATTACACTAGACTTAATGCAGATTACTCTAGCGTTGATGAAAATACTTTATTAAAAGAATATTATAAAAATACTAAACCTCATTTGACATCAGAAGACCTTACATTTGTAATGGAAGAAAATTTTGATTTTGACGAGGAATTAGATGAGGAGCGAGATATCCGAAGAAAAAAACTTGCAAAAAAAGAAGAGGTTGCAAAAGCCAAAAAGCATTTAGAAGATCTAAAGGTTAAATATTACGACGAGATTAAGTTAAGACCGACCGTAAACCAAGATGAGAAAAAAGCTTTAGATTTTTTTAACCGATACAACAAAGATCAAGAGTTAGCTAAACAAAAGCACAGTAGATTCTTAAACAACACTAAACAGCTTTTAAACGATGAATTCAAAGGTTTTGATTTCGAAGTCGGTGAAAAAAAGTTTAGATATGGAGTTAAAGATCCTGCAAGTGTAGCAGAAAATCAATCAAATATTAACAACTTTGTCGGGAAGTTCCTAGACACAGAAGGTAACGTTAAAGATACGAAAGGTTATCACAAGGCTATGTACGCTGCTCAAAATGTAGACAAAATTGTAAGCCATTTTTACGAACAAGGTAAAACTGATGGTATTAAAACAGT